TGCAGAAAACACATACATTGTTTGAGGTGTTTTATATTTTTCTCTAAGATCATTTAGGACTTGTAAAGGGCTGTTTGCTAATAAGAAGGTTTTACCTGAACCTGCCGCCATTGCATTTATTATTATTTTATCACTACCGTAGAATGATACGTTTGAATTGTATAAATCTATTAATGGCTGGCGTGTTACATTTACTAAATCGATTGTTTTCATTTTTCTCTCACTTGTCTCAATAATTTAATTTATAAGTTATTATAATATATTTTTTAATCTATGTCAACACTTATTTTTAATCCATTGTCGTTGCCATTTCAATAAAACTAGATAATCTATACTGTTCTAAGCAATTATAAGAATCATTCTTTTGATTCCATGTAGTTCTAATACGTTCTTTCTGAGAATTTTTACCATAGTTAAAAACTTTAAGAGTAGGTACATCACTTTTAGGTATAAACATATAATCTAACGCATGTTTAAAGGGATTGTATATAGTTACTCGCAAACTTCCTATCTTACATTCAACACTTCCTATGTCAATACATTTACCTGAAGGCTGTACGCTAGTAGTTTTGCTATCAGTATAATCATCAAAATCATATCCAAATTCATCTACAAATTTATATCCACCAATATGAGCTAGTGAAACTTCAACTAATCTTTCTACGTTAAAGTAATCTGGATTTGATAGTGCAATTTTTTTCAATTTTTTATCAGTAGAAAAATCTGGATGATATACTGTTACTATATCTCTCAACAAAACATAATTTTTAGATTTAATCATTTCTCTCACTTGTCTCAATAATTTAATTTATAAGTTATTATAATCTATCTAATTTTGAATGTCAACCTTTTATTTAAAAATACTTGACCACTTCTTTAACTTTTCAATCTTATTTTGCTTTGCAGTATCAATAGCAAATGTATCTAGCATACCAGTATCTACCATTATCTGAACCATTGCTAAATAGTCACCGACTTCTTCTTCAAGATGTTCTCTATTAGTTTGACCATCCCATTCGGAATCCCAACCAAACCTAAAGACTTTAGATACTGCTTGAATCACTTCAGCCGATTCCTCTTGAAGAATCAAAAGGATTTCACGTTCTCTTTCATTCATAGTATCACCGAATATTCACGATTATCAACAGTTTCCTCAAAAGGATCAGAAACTCCATTTAAGTAATCACCATTGAACTGTGTTCCGAATACAAGTTCTTTGTAATTTTTTATTAGGAAATTGGAAGCAAACTCGAGGAATTGCATTTCATGGTTTTCTTTAACATAGTATTCTTCAATACATCGTTCTAGTCGTTGTGCTTCACAGTCAACTGAATCGTTTGTAAATGTTTTCTTTTTCATCTTTAATACATAGAAAGCAACGACATTAAGTGCTTCTGTTACTTGATCAATAGTGGGTTGTTTTGCGGTGCTTACTTGACTTTTTGGTAATCTCATTATATCCTCACTTGTTTAAATTATTAACAAAGTTATTCCAAATTACCTTTTGTTCAAGGTACATATCAAATGACATAGAAGGAATACCATTGGCTCGACATTCAAAACTCGATTCTTCCCAACCTTCATAGAACGAATCAATCTGTTCATCAGAAGTAAGATTAATATCAAGTTGTGTCATTAGAGTTTTTTGAGCTGAAGTAAATGTTTTCATAGTATATTCTCAATAATTTGCCATTCATTTTCTAGATCATCTATAATTTGTTGTGTTTCAAAGTCGTCATCATATTGTTCATTTAATTTAAAGTCTCGATTACCGATATTGTTATACCAACTTAACTCTTTACCTGTAATTGTTAATCTTTCTCTTTTCATAATATAGTCTCGTTAATTTCAAAGTATGAGTAATTATAACTTATCTAAATCAAGAAGTCAAACTTTATTTTAAATTAATTTCTAGTTATTCCCATAATAATATTATCTTCAACCTCAACTTCATCTTCCAAATAGATATTATAAGTGTTAGATAAGACTTCCTCTTCACCAAACCCTATAACATCAATAGATTTACTAGATTTCTTCTTATGATTACCAGTAACAGATATAAGAATCAATACAGCAAGAGGATCGAATACAAATACAATCATTAATATGACTATCCTTACAGCCTTTTCTAGTAAAGACACATCTAAAGAATCACCATAAATTAAGGCGGCAATATACTTTAGAGGTCCAACTTCAGCATCAATTTTTCTAACAGATGCAGCAATAGGTGACCTTTCTTCATTAAGAACAGTTATCTTTTTCTGTGATTCTAATATAGTAGTTTGTAACAATCCACGTTCTTTTGCTTGGGATTTCCTAACCTTGATAGATTTATCTATGGATTTAGTATCCTCAGATCTAGATACCAATTGTTCTACAGAATTATCCATTTGAGATAGAAGTTTTCTGTTATAGGAAACTGCATCTGTTTCTATTTGGATTCTATCATCAATCATTGATAACTTTGCTACAACATCTCCAGCAGGAACATTTTGATCTAGGTGAGTTTTAGATAAGAATCCAAAGATTGATAAAGAAGTCATTAACATTAGAACTACCAATGCCATTGACATATAGGATTTTATCATAAATGATATAGAAGACCAATTACTATGGACCCAAACTGCCAGTACCAGTTTAGTTACTTCTAGAATACCAATCATTGTTGGTATGATTATTTCAGACGTAGGAAAGATAGCCATCATCCCTTTTATTGCTATGATAACAGCAATAGTAGAAAGTGCTACACCACAAAGAAATAACAGTTTGGATAGTGCGTCTTTAGGCATTTTATAACTTTACGTGCGACCTATGAATTTTTGCTTGAATAATTCCGTTATACCAGAGGGTGGAATCTTCTAATACCTTGTTAAGGATTTGTTCCCTTAATTCTATGTACGACAAATTTCCTTTTGACTGACAATAAAAGAGTATTTCTCTGGTAAAGTTTTCTTCACCCAACTCTTTTACATCATTTTGAAGTTCAACTGAAGAACTCCAATAAGTCCTCCAATCTGATTCAACTTGTGTTTTAACTTTCTTTTTCTTTTTGATACCAGACTTTAATGTAACAGTTTTGATAGATGTTTTAGAAAAATGTCTTAACTTTTTTCCAATATAACTTCTGTTACTTATCTTGTTTGTTATCAAATATACATAACCTACACATTCAGGTAGTTCAGTTACTTCTTCATTATTATAAAACCAAGGCATTACCTATTTTATAGCATCTTCAAATGGAGTCAAATCTTCATCTGTCCAAAAGTCTTTAGCTAACATAATGACAATGTGTTCTTTGTTTCTAGCAATAGTATCAGCCCAATCTGTATCGGACATTAATTCTGGTTTTTCTGAATTAATAAGATTAACTGAATCCATAGTGGACGAATATTGTTGTGCTGGGTTTATTTCTAACATTGGTTTATCTCTCTCTAAATTGTTATTTATTCTTCGTCTTCAAACTCATCATCTGATAATAGTGGAGAACCACATACTGGACAATGACAGATTTCCTCAACAGAAACATCCGTTGAATTTATAGATATCATTCCTTGTGCTTCACAAACATCACATACAAATAGTCTTTTAATCATTTTTTTCCCTTATTAATTGTTACATCCCTTAGGATCTATATATGCTTTGTATCCTTTTTCCCATTGGTTATAAAGAATATTTTGTGCGACTGTTACAGTCATTTTCTGTTTACATATCAGAGAATGGATCCTAACTTCTAACACATCTTTATGATGGGCATTACACTTTCCAAAATATGATTGTAATTTCAAATTATTTATATCATTGGAACCGCCTGAACTTAAAGCAATTCTATGATCAACTTCATTCTCTTTAGTTTTACTCAAATCTCCTTTATCTCTAATATAAACTTTCTTTTTTAAAGATTGAGGAACATTCCTAACAGTGCTGGTTAATGTAGTACAGATATCTTTCATATCTGTGGTTCGTATAGCTTCTTTAGGTATATCTGCATAAGCAGATGTTGATAACATTAATAATAGTAATAGTTTTTTCATATATTTACCCATGGCAAGCAATACATTCTTTCGAAACATTAACACCAGATTCACTTCTTATATAGTAAAGTCCTTTGATGTTTGGGTCTAAAAATGCAGTCTTATGAACCTCACTGATATATTCCTCAGATTCATCTGAACTAAAAAACAAATTAATAGATTGACCTTGGTCTATATATTTTTGTCTAGCAGAAGCCAATCTTAAGATAACCATCTGATTTATCTCAAATGCAGTCTTAAATACTTCTTTCTCTTCATCAGTCAACCAATCAACGTGTTGAACCGATCCATTGTTCGAGATAATATCTTTAACAGTTTCTTCGGAGTATATATTCTTTTCTTTCATTATAGTTAAAAGAGAAGGATTAACTCTATCTACCTTTCCAGCAGCAGTGTTTTGAACATAAGCATTTTTATAAATTGGTTCAATACCTTGACTAACAGAACCACATATCAAAGCAGAACTTAGATTTGGTGCAATAGCAATTCTATGTGTATTTCTTACACCATAACCTTTACACCAAAATGGCTCACCCATTTCTTTAGCCATCCATTCACTTGCTCTTAAGGTTTCATCGTGAAGATGTTTGAAGATTTCGATATTTTTATAATGAGCA